TCAATGGCCGTCTCCTGGCTCAGGATCGGCTTGTCACCTAAGAGCGCCTGGGTCAAGATGTTGATCTCCTCTTGCACGTTTGAGGGCAAGAAGTACTTGAACTTTGGCTTTAGCTGCAAATTCTGAGCCGGGGCTAAGGCCTGGTTGATGATCCCCATGGCCGACTTCAAAAAGTTGAGCCGGCGCTGGATCGACTTGCCAAAGATCTCCTCCTTCTCAGCGGCTTTCATGTGACAGGGCATGAACCGCATCTTTAAGGCAGCACCTGAGTAGTTGCCCGCCGCGGTTAAGTCCTCGCCGGACAATTTTGGGGTGCTGCTCATGACGTAGATGATGTCCCACAGGTTTTGCTGCTCCAGCTTGACGGACTCTGGTGCTTGCGGCCACACGACCATCTCGATCTTACCACCCTGCTCGACCTCGATGACCTTCCCATCGTCACCCTTGTCGGCAAAGCTGATGATCTTGCCATACACGGCCATGAGGGGAAACCCCATGTAGTCATTCGCGTTCCCGTGCCTCGAGATCGACATCTCGAGCCGGTCAATCGGGTTTTGGACGTTGTACCACTCAGCCCTGGGCTGGGAGTAGTAGATGACCGGGATCTTCAAAAACCCGTGCTTCTTGGCAGGCTCGAAGGTAAAGACATTGTCTTGCTTCATGCCCACGTAGACGTCCGTATCGGTATAGATGTCAAAGTGCTCTTCCTTGCGGCCCTCCTCTTCCAGCGTGTACCCACGGGCGAAGGCCACCATGTCACCCATCTTGTCAAAGATTGGGTAAAGGCTGTCGCCCAGCGAGTTTGCCAGGAGCCGGACCCTGAGCTTGACCTTGGCCCCCTCGTTGGGCGTGCCCTTCCAATAGTCAGGGGGTGCTTCCTCTGAGAACCACAGCTCGGCCGCGTCGGTCTCACTCATCATGAGCTTTGCCAGGGTCTTCGAGTCATAGTCTAGCTTGTTGTCGTCCCAGGTCTTTTGGATCACCTCCAGCAGCTTGGCCTCCACCGTGTCCTTCTTGACCGGGGCGTTCAGTTCGATCGGGTTCCCGCACAGGAACGTAGCTCTAAGCGAGACGATCATCTCCTGGAACGGGACCGCGAGCCGGGTCACGAAGACTACCTTGGTGCCGGTTGAGGTCTTGACGGTCTTGTCGGGGTATTTTACCTGGTCCAGGATCACGTCATGGAGCATGGGGTCATACTGCTTGCGCAAGACCTCATAGTTGATGGTCTTGGTGTTTTGGATCGCCGAGATCAGGCGGTTGGGGTCCTTGATAAGCTCGATAAGCCGGGTCAATTCCATACGTGGGCGCAAAGTAGGTCACGTGAGCTGACAAGCAGCGGTAAAAGTTTGTAAGATGAGGCCTTGTGACGTAGTTACAGTGGGTAGAAGTTGGTGATGTTCTTGACCTGCTTCCGGGGTGGCTTCAGGGTAAAGTACTCCCGCTCCATGAAAGCGTCGAGCAGGTCAGGCGAGTCACCGTTGAGCTTGGCCTTCATCTCGTCCTTGCCGATCACCTTGAGCTTACCGTCAAAGTCCACCTTGGCTCGTTTGATGGCCTTGCGCTCCCAGATCATCCGCTGCCTCACGGTCATCTTGTCATCATACATCATGTTAGCCACGTGCTCACTCACCCGGTACTTGCCCCGGGCCACCGCGTCACCAGAGCGGTAATAGCACTGGGCCTTAAGATGCTGGTAGGCCTTGGGCTTGCCCTTGTAGACGTCCGGGTCTGGCAACGCGGTCGAGCCATTGTTGAACTCCTGGGCCCCCTCGATAAAGCCATCCACGAACTGGCCCACCCCGTCATTGTCAAAGCAGATGTGGCTGTTTGGGACGTTGTGCTTCTTAGCCATGTCCTTGATCCCGTTGATCACCTGGTTGCCATTGCTCTTGTCCATGACCAGGAGGTCGACCACCTCGTGGCCCTCCCAGCTCATCACGACAAACTTGTTGCTGCCCTTTAAGGCGATGTCGGCCGTGATAAACCGGCCTTCCCGGTCCACCTCGTACACGTCATTGAACATCCCCAGGAAGCTGGAGTAGTCGTAGATGTCGTTCTCTGAGATGATGGTCTTCCAGTTGCCCTTGAGGAGGCTGGCCTTGGTGGCCTCATCCTGGCTGATCAAGTTTGCCAGGTACCCGGGGTTGGCCTTCATCAGTTCCTGGTTGTCGTAGATCGTACCTGAGATAAAGGTCACCGACTTCACAAACTCCTCAGGCCTGATCTTAGCCTTCACCACCTCAGGCTCGATCAGATACCAGGCCTTCTCGATCACCTCCTGCTTGGTGTCACCCCAGATGGCGTGCTCCCCGTCGACGATCATGTACCGGAGCACCCCGTCACGCTCTGGAATGGGAAAGCCCGTCTCTTGGTCAATCCACCAGCTGATGAACTCGGCCACCCAGCTCTCGGGGTCCGGGTTGCAGGTGGCCCGCACGTAGGGCCTTACCCCACAGGTCGACCGGTTACGCGTGAGCAGGTAAAAGAACATCTTACGCGTAAAGTGGGTGAGTTCGTCAAAGCCCAGGTAGGGGATCTGGGCCCCCTGCCAGTCCAGGATGTTCTTCTCATGTTCCAGGTGCGAGAACTTGAGCTTTGGCCCCTTGGGAAACTGCCACTCCAAGAAGGTCTCATGAGGGGTAGCCTTCGCGTGGGGGTAGATGGTCATCGAGGTGTCCCAGAGGCCACCCTCGTTGCGGATCTGGGTCGTCGTCCGCCTAAAGATCACGCCCCCAAAGCCGGGGATATGGATGTCCCTCAGTGGGTCCAGGAGCAGGGTAAAGGTCTTGCCAGTGCCGGCGGCCGCACCGCCGATGACGATGTCCGCGGGTGAGCTAAGGGCTTTGAGCTGGTAACCTGGCTGAGGTTGGATGATCCGGATCTCAGGCATAGAGTTTTTAAGTTTAAAAAGACCCCTGTAGACACAAGGGTCGTCTGGAATTTACTCTCATGAAAAACTATTCAATCTCTTTTCGGCGGTTTTCAGGCAGCTTGAACATGGTGATTATGTCATTCCCGTCCTCATCGGTCAACCCGTGGTTCACCTTGTCAACCCACAGCTTCTTCTGCCGGTTGGTGAGCCAAAACTTGCCCGCCACGGGGTCCGGTGGGTAGTGCTTTGTAATTTTAGTCGTGGTCAAGGTCTTATCGACGACCCTAATGTCCACATCGTCATGCGAATAACCAATAGCTCGGTGATACATGGCCTGGGCTACATTAGCATCAGCTTTCTCCTTACCTTCGGACAAAGCTAACGCAAACTCGATGTGCTGATTCTTCCATTCTAAGATCGTCTTTTCAGTCACGTGAAAGGTATTAGCCAACATCGGGTCAGTTGCTCCTAACAAAGCCATTTGAAATGCGAGCTCAGCAAACTCTTTCACATACAGTGGCAAGGTGCCACCTCCTGAGTTGCCCAACGCATTCTTGTTGTTCTGAAGTGCACGGCTTATGTTGTAATTTCGCTCTCTTATCTTTTTGATGTCTCGCTTCATGATACTTGCAAATTTTTTAGGGTCTCCTGCACCTTGAGCCGGAAGTCGTCATACTGGTGCTCCCACCTGACCACCTGCCGGATGCGGTAGCTTACGTTGCTCACCTTCAGGCCAATGGTCTCGGCCACCGTGGACACAAATCCCGTCTTTCTCAAGTTCAACTCCTCGATCGGTTGGTGGTGGAGCTCAGGGTAGTACAGCCTAATCATCGTCGCGATGAACAGCCGGCAAGCGTCGACATTCTCCATTTTGCGGCTCGGGCCAAAGAAGGCCTCAATGCCAGGCAGGTTGCAGAAGCAGGTGAAGTACACCTGGATCTTTTGGATGTCGTGTTGGAGTGGCTTGTCTTGAGCCAGCTGCTGGATGAGGGTCTCGGCGAGGTCTGGGTGACGTTTCACCACGAGCCGGCCTAAGATCTTGTACTGCTTGGGGCTTAGCACCATGGGAGTTAAAATTAGCTCAAAACCGGCTTAAATTTAAAAATATTTTTTCACTAAGGCTTTCACGGCCTCCAGAAGCCGGGCCTGGCCCAGGTCTTTCTTAGCCAGGATCTTCACCATTTGCTCGTCCTGCGTGCCAACCGCGATAAGCCGGTTGATCACCACGACTTGAGTTTGCCCTTGCCGGTCAAAGCGCTTGTTGGCCTGCTGCTCCAGCTCCAGTGACCAACTTGGGAGCCCGAACCAGACCACTATGTGACCACCGGCTTGCAGGTTCAAGCCATGGCCGGCTGACTTTGGGTGAGCTATCATCGCCTGACACTTACCAGAGTTCCACCGCTTCACATCCAGGTCTTCGACAAACGGAAACCGGGCCTGAATCCGGGCCTTGTCGTGCTTGTAGGCGTAGAAGATGAACACGGGTTGCCCATGCGCGGCTTCTAAGATCTCACCCAGCGCGTCCAGCTTGGCCGTGTGGACCTCGTGCCACCCGCCCTGCTCGTCATACACCGCCCCGTTGGCGTACTGCAGCAGCTTGTTCACCAAAGCCGCCGCGTTGACGGCCGTGATGACCTCGCCCTCCAACGTCATCACCTGGTCACGCTCGAACTTCTCATAATCGGCTAGGTCGATCTTCACCCGCACGTCATTCTCGACCCTTCCTGGCAGCTCCAGGTAGTCTGATTGCCGCATCGAGATGCAGATGTCACCGATCTTGTCATAGATCTCTTTCTCATAGATGTCCTTGCCCAGCAGGTCATCTCCCTTCCGCAGGTTCCAGCTGTAGATCACCTGACCATTTCGCTTTCCCGGTGTGAAATACCGCTCCCGGTACTGGGTCAGGCGTTCACCCAGCCGCTTGCCCCGGTCTAACAGGTACAGCTCAGGCCATAGATCTAAAAGCGAGTTAGGAGCCGGTGTTCCTGTGAGACCGATCACTCGGCTCAACCTGGGCCTCACCTGCCTCAATGCCTTAAACCGTTGGCTCTTCGCTGACTTAAAGCTCGACAGCTCATCAATGATCACACGGCTGAAATCCCATCTCTTCTCCAGGTGCTGGACCAGCCACACCACGTTTTCCTGGTTGATGACATACAGGTCCGCTGGCTTGGCCAGGGCTTCTAGTCGTTGCTTGGCAGTTCCCAACACCTTGCTCACTCTCAGGTGCCGAGTGTGGTCCCACTGACTCACTTCAAAATCCCACACCTCCTCAGCCACCCGAAGCGGTGCCACCACCAGGGTCTTCAATGGTTGCTCCGCAACAACCGTCAGCACGCAGACCGTCTTTCCCAGGCCCATCTCAAAAAGCAAGCCTGAGTAGGGATGCTCCCTGAGGTGGTCAATTCCTCGTTGCTGGTATGAGTGTGGCTTAAAGTGCATCCAAGAATTTTTCAAGTGACTCTTCATCATCGATCTTATAGACCGTAAACCCGTAGGCC